GACGTAGCTCGAGGTGATGGTAAGGACTATTCTGCTTTTCATATTTTTGATATTGAATCTAATGTTCAAATTGGGGAATATAAAGGTCAAATAGGCACTAAAGAATTTGGTCACTTATTAGTAGGTATAGCTACAGAATATAATAATGCTTTATTAGTAATTGAAAATGCTAATATTGGTTGGTCTACAATTCAAGTTGTTATAGAAAGAGAATATAAAAATTTATATTACTCCCCTAAATCTCAAGAGGTAACAGCTGAAACTTATATGAGAAACTATGAAAATAACCAATCTCAAGTTCCCGGTTTCACTATGTCTATGAGAACAAGACCTATGATTATAGGCAAATTCCAAGAATATGTTTCTGATAAAAGTGTAACTGTTCAATCTAAAAGGTTACTCCAAGAAATGAGAACATTTATTTGGAAAAATGGTAGAGCTGAAGCTCAAACTGGTTATAATGATGATTTAATAATGAGTTTTGGTATTGGATTGTATGTTAGAGATACTGCTCTTAAATTTAGACAACATGGTTTAGATATGTCAATAGCAGCATTAAATGCCTTAACCAAAACTCAAACTCCATATCAAGGAGCCTATTTTGCTACAGGCCGTGACAATCCATATGCTATAAACAATGGAAAAGGAGGAACTGAGGATTTTAGGTGGATTTTTTAATATTTATTCATATATTAATATACAATGGCTGATACAAGCGTATTTACAAGACTAAAAAGATTATTCTCTACTGATGTTATTATTCGTAATACCGGAGGGAACTCTTTAAATGTCCTTGATTTTAATCAAACACAAGTTGCGGGTCAAATTAATACTAATTCTTTATATGATAGGTACACCCGTCTTCACACTACTAATGCCTCTCCTATCTATAACCCAGGCCTTAATTACCAAACATTAAGAGTCCAGTTATATTCTGATTATGAAGCTATGGATACTGATGCTATTATAGCTTCAGCTTTAGATATATTAGCAGATGAGTGCTCTCTTAAAAATGAGATGGGTGAGGTATTGACTATTAAGAGTAGTGATGAAAAAATTCAAAGAATTTTATATAATTTATTTTATGATATTCTAAATATAGAATTTAATTTATGGATGTGGACTCGCCAAATGTGTAAATATGGTGACTTTTTCCTTAAATTAGAAATTGCTGAGAAATTTGGTGTATACAATGTAATACCATATACTGCTTATAACATTATTAGAGAGGAAGGATTTGATAAAAATAATAGAGACAAAGTTCAATTTAGATTTGATCCTGATGGTTTAAGTGGGGGTGGTAGTTTAGGTGGATATTATGGAGGTTTGGTTAGCCCTAATAGTTCTACATCAACTGGTGCTAATATGGTTATATTTGATAACTATGAAATTGCCCATTTTAGACTATTATCAGATGTAAGTTATTTACCCTACGGTAGAAGTTACATTGAGCCAGCTCGTAAACTATTTAAACAATATACTCTTATGGAAGATGCTATGTTGGTTCATAGAATAGTTAGAGCACCTGAAAAACGTATTTTCTATATCAATATAGGTAATATTCAACCGGCTGAAGTAGATGGTTTTATGCAAAAAACCATTTCTAAAATGAAGCGTACTCCTTATATTGATCAAACAACAGGTGACTATAATTTAAAATTCAACATGCAAAATATGCTTGAAGATTTCTTTATACCTGTAAGAGGAGGTGATTCAAATACTAAAATAGATACCTTAGCTGGTCTTCAATATGATGGTATAACAGACGTTATTTATTTAAGAGACAAATTATTTGCCGCCCTTAAGATTCCAAAAGCTTTTATGGGGTATGATGAGACAACAGAAGGTAAAGCTACCTTAGCAGCCCAAGATATTAGATTTGCCCGTACTATAGACCGAATCCAAAGAATAATCTTATCAGAATTATATAAAATCGCTATAGTTCATTTATATACTCAAGGATATGATGGTGAAAGTTTAACTAATTTTGAATTGGGCTTAACAACACCTTCAATTATATATGATCAAGAAAGAGTAGCTTTATTAAAAGAAAAAGTTGATTTAGCTAATACTGTTTTAGAAAGTAAACTTCTTCCATCTGATTGGGTTTATAACAACTTATTCCATTTTAGTGAAGACGAATATATTGAACATAGAGATCTAATTAGAGAAGATGTTAAGCGTAAATTTAGACTTAATCAGATTGAAAATGAAGGTAATGATCCATTAGAATCTGGTAAATCTTATGGTACACCTCATGATTTAGCCACTCTATACGGTCAAGGTAGATATTACACAAATAACGAAGTACCTGCAGGATATAATGAGAAAGCTGAGTTAGGGAGGCCAAAAGAAAAGGCTTCAAGAATAGGTACTCAACAAGATGCTTTTGGTAAAGATAGATTAGGTGTTCTTAAAATGAAAGATCAAGATAAAAATGATTCTGATTCAATAAGACCTACTTATAAAGGTGGTTCTCCTTTAGCTTTAGAAGCTAAAGCCATATATCACAAAAACAAAAATTCTTTAAAAGATTTACCAATTAATAGAAAACAATTAGTATTTGAGAGTGATAAACAAAAAGAATCACTTCTTGATGAAAGTCAAATTAAAGAATAATATTTCTATAATATTTATAAAAAACCTATGATTAAATGGGGATCAAACATTCTAAAATAAAAAACACAGGTCTCCTGTTTGAGCTGTTGATTAGACAAATCACAGCTGATACTTTGTCTGGGAAGTCTTCCCCTTCTATAGAGATTTTAAAGAAAACTTTTGCTAAAACTGAATTAGGAAAAGAATATAAATTATATGAGACCCTATTTAAGCAAAAAAGTATAACTGAAACTAAGGCTAATATAGTAATTAATACTGTGTTAGAAGCTTCTAAAAAATTAAATAGATCTAAGTTAAGAAGAGAAAAATATAATCTTATCAAGGAAATAAAAAATCACTATGATTTAGAAGAATTTTTTAATCATAAAGTATCTAACTATAAAGAATACGCCGCTTTCTATACTCTTTTAGAAATCTACAACTCAGACAAAATTTCTGAGACTAATCAGATAATAGATAATAAGCTAACTATATTAGAAAGTCTTACTCAAACTCAGGTTAATAAAACTAAAGTTAAAGAAGATTTATTAGAAGAGTTTAGAAAGTATGATAAAGATTTAAGAGTACTTACCTATAAGGTAATGTTAGAGAAATTTAATGGTAAGTACGCTAATTTAAATGATTCCCAAAAAGATATTTTAAAAGAATTTATCAATTCTATTGATAATGCTCCTAAATTAAGAGAATTTTATAATCAAAAAATTAATGAAGCAAAAACTTCACTAAAAAATTCTCTCCCTAAAATAACTAATCCTGCTGTTAAAATTAAATTAAATGAAATTTTATCTCTTATTCATGAAGTAGATAAAACAGCTAAGGTTAAAAATGATGATTTAGTAAATTTACTCCAATATTATGAGCTCACAGAGGAACTTAAAAGAATTCATTAAGAATCACTTACAAGAAATTTCTTCAACTGGTGGAGCTGGTGGATATCTTTCTAAATATTTTATAGCTAAAAAACCTTTATCTTTTAAAGATACAGAATATTCTAAATTAGGTTTTAAACCAGTTAATAGAAAAAAATTAGCTAAAAGTTCTAAAGTATATGATTATAGAGACCTTTGGGGATCTACTTATGATGATTAATATTTATTAATATGAAGGAACTTCAAACTCAATATAACTTAATTAAAGAAGGAAAAGGACATAAAGACGTATTTGTAAAAGAAGCGAAACGTTTATTCCCAAATATTATCCCAAACTCAGCTGGGTTTGATCAAACTTCTACTCTACTTAAAAATAAAAATATCATAGTAGAAAATATATTCCCCCTAATCCCTTCTTCAGGATTAAATCCATTTTCTACTTTTGATAAATTCTTAAAAGAAGAAGAAACTAAAGCTGAAGCTAAAAAAACTTCTAAAGAAGTAGAAGAGGATTTAGCTAAAACCTATGACTATTCTGATAAGAAAAATTTAGATAATCAAATCTTTGATCAAGTCTTAAATGGTATTAGATTTGAAATTGAACAGGACCCTGAGCTTACCTTAGAAAAAGCAACTGAAAAGGTAAAGAAAAATTTAGATAAAAATTCTTTATTCTATTTAGAAAATGCTGCTTTTGGTGTTAAAGGTTTAGGGTATACTAAAGAAGCACCTGGTTTAGGAGAACCTAAAGAGGCTAAAGGTAAATACAAATCATCCGGATACGGAAACTTAAAAGAAAATAAAAATATGAAACTTGTAGACTTATTAAGAGAAGGAGCTCAAGAAGATCTTAAAGAAGCAGATAAAATTGGTGAAGTAGCAGCTTTAGAAGCTAAAATTGGCTTTTTAGAAGGCAAAATTAAAAAATGCTATGAAACTATGACCATTTTTGAAAGAGATGATGTCAAAGAATTTGTTGATAAAAAAAGACAATCAGAAATAAAAAAAGAAGTTAAACTTCTTGAAAGAGCTAAAGTTCAACTTGAGAAAAAATATGATAAACTCAAAGGGACTGTAGAAGAAGTTGATGATACTATTGACGAATCTGATTACGACTATTAATGAAACAAGTCCTTGTAGACACTCAACTTTTTCATCTTTCTCCCCAACAACTTAGTGAAGCTAAAGTTGTAGGGGGAAACCTTATGGTTGAAGGAAGACTCCAAACAGCAGAAACTAAAAACGGTAACGGAAGACGTTACCCTAGAGAAATTTTAGAAAGAGAAATTGAGCGTTATAAGGATGGCCCTATTAAAGAAAACAGAGCCTTAGGAGAATTAGACCACCCAGATTCTCAAATAATAAATTTAAAAAATGTTTCCCATAACATTAAAGATATATGGTGGGATGGGAATGATGTTATGGGTAAAATAGAAATCCTACCCACTCCTTCAGGTAATATTTTAACCCAACTATTTAAAAATGGTATTACTGTTGGTGTTTCATCAAGAGGTATGGGTAGTTTAAAACCTATCGGAGAAACACAAGAAGTTCAAGATGATTTTGAACTTTTATGTTGGGACTTTGTTTCAACTCCTTCAACACCTGGTGCTTATGTTCATCCTATTAATGAAAGTTTGAACTTAACCAGCAACAATTATTCAAGAATAAACGAAATTATTACAGAAATACTTTGTAATAATGGGCAATGTCCAATAAATTTTTAAGGGAGTCATATTTTGACTTTTCCTGTTATATGTATTAACATAATATGCTACCAACCTACTTTATGTAGCATTAATTTTATTAATCACTATTACGCTTTTTTGAATAAGCGTACTTTCTTAATTAAAAAATTTTAGGAACAAAATGTCAACAAACAGAGATTTGCTGAAAGAGGCTATCGCTGATGCGAAGGCTGTTAAAGAGACTGCTATAGCTAATGCTAAAGCTGCTCTTGAAGAAGCTTTTACTCCACAGATCAAATCTATGTTAGCTGCTCAGATCTTAGCTGAAGAAGAAGAAGAAGACGATTTAGCTGAAGCTGATAAAGTTAACATGGAAAAAGATGAAATGGAAGAAGGCTATGGTATGGATGATACTAATGAAGCTGAAGAAATTGAAGAGGAATTTGACCTTGAAGAAATCTTAGCTGAGTTAGAACTCGATGAGGAAGATGAAATGGAAGAAGATATGTATGAAGCTGAAGAAGCTGAAGATCTTAAAGAAGAAATCAACCTTGATGAGATGGATGAAGATGAGCTAAAAGCTCTTATTGAAGATGTTATTGAAGACATGATTGAATCTGGTGAATTAGAAGCTGGAGGTGATCCTGTTGAGTTCTCTGGTGAAGAGGAAGAAGAAGGAGATGAAATAGAAGCTGAAGAAGAAGTTGAGTTAAGTGAAAATCTTTTAGACAAAGCCAAAGGTACTGCTAAAGGTGTTCTTAAATCATTAGCTGGCTATCCTGAAGATGTCTACAAAGATGCTTTAGCTAAACTCAAAGCCAACCCAGAATTAAAAGACAACAAAGAGTTTATGGCTATGTTAAATGCAGCTAAAACTTTCTGGAATATGGCATCAGGTGCTAAAGCAGCTGGTTCTGATATGGGTACCAGTGCTATGGGTGAAAATAAACATATGAAAAAAGATATGAAAAAAGATGTGAATGAATATGATTGGAGTGTACCTGGTTCTAATCCGGAAATAGCTAATGATGCTTATGCACTTGCTTTATTCTTAAGTACTGTTGTAGGACTTGGAGGAGGTTCACTTCTTTTAGCTTATTTACAAGATGAAAAAGATGCTTTAGTAGATAAATTTAAGCAAATTATGGCGAGCAAAAATCCTAAAGCAGAAGCTAAGGCAGCAGCTGAGGAATTAAAAGATGAAGCAGAGATGAATGAAAATCTAAGAAAATTTAAAGAAGAAAAATCTGTTGGATTAGATGAAGCTCTTAAAACTATTAAAATCCTTAAAAAGGAAATTAACGAAAGTAATCTTCTTAACTCTAAACTTCTTTATGTCAATAAGATCTTTAGAAATAAAAATTTGACCGAAAGTCAAAAAGTAAAGGTTTTATCTGCCTTTGATAAAGCTACCTCTGTAAGAGAAACCAAAGTTATCTATGAAACTTTAAATGAAGGGTTAGTTAGTAAAACAACTACTAAATCTTCAATCAAAGAATCATTAGGTATGGCTTCAAAAGCAGCAGGTGTAGCTCCAAAGCAGCCAATTGTTGAATCGGATCAAATGGTTCAAAGGTTCCAAAAATTGGCTGGAATTTTATAATGTTTAACTTTAAAAAAATTAATTAAAAAACAAAATGTCAAACTTACACTCTCTTTTAGAAAGTGCTAACCAGTGGAGAGTCGTTCAAAGCGACGCCGCTAGATTAGCTTCAAAATGGGAAAAAACAGGTTTGTTAGAAGGTTTAAGCTCTGAGACCGAAAGAAATAACATGGCTCTCATTCTTGAAAACCAAGCTAAACAACTTGTTGTTGAAACTTCCCAAACTGGTGGTGGTGCTGGTGCTGCTGGTGCTGCTTTTGCAGGTGGTACTGGTGAACAGTGGGCAGGTATTGCTCTTCCACTTGTTAGAAAGGTATTTGGTCAAATCGCAGCAAAAGATTTTGTTAGTGTTCAACCAATGAATCTTCCTTCTGGTCTTGTTTTCTTCTTAGACTTCCAATATGGAACTACTAAAGGTGATAGCAAATTTACTGTAGGAGGTGATGTATTTGGAGCAGGTTCTATGTATGGTAGAACTGACCAAACTAACTCTCCAACCGATGGTCTTTATGGTGCTGGTAGATGGACATATTCAACAAACATCTTCTCAGCTTCAGTTGGAGCTACTGGTTCTGACGCTGGATGGTCTGAAGTAGGATATGATTCTTCACTTTCTGCTTCTATTGCAGCTGGTGAAATTGTAAAAGTTAAAATCCCTCAGTCTCTCTTAACTGACCCTGATTTAGAAGGTGTTAGAGGATATACTGTGACAACTTATAGTGGATCAGCTGTCACAGCTCAAATCCCAGCCTATAACTACGCTGATGCTACTCACGTTTATATATTTATCTCTTCTAGTGCTGGTGTTGGTAATGTAAATACAAACGTTGTTAACTATGTTAAGCAACCTGATGCTAATACAAGAGGTGACTTTGAAGATGAGTCAACAGCAGCTGTTCCTAACGCTACTGACGCGGCCGCAATCAGCATCCCAGAAATCAACGTTAAGATGAAATCTGAAGCGATTGTTGCTAAAACCAGAAAGTTAAAAGCTGTTTGGACTCCTGAATTCGCTCAAGACTTAAACGCTTACCACAGCATTGACGCTGAAGCAGAGTTGACAAGCATTATGAGTGAGTACATCTCTATGGAAATCGATCTCGAAATCCTAGGTATGTTGATTGAGAATGCTTTAACTGTTGAATACTGGTCAGCTATCAACAATACTGTTGCTACTGCTGCTTCAGTTCCTGCTGCTCTTTCTAGTGGCTTCTTCAACACCCAAGGCCAATGGTTCCAGACTCTTGGTACTAAACTTCAGAAAGTTAGTAACAAGATTCACCAGTTAACCTTGAGAGGAGGTGCTAACTTCTTAGTATTGTCTCCAACTGCTGCTACAATCCTTGAATCAATCCCAGGATTTGCTGCTAACACAGATGGTGATTCAGCTAAGATGAAGTACGCTTTTGGTGTTCAGAAAATTGGTCAATTGAACAACAGATATGAGGTTTACAAGAACCCATACATGACTGAAAATGTCATTTTGATGGGTTATAGAGGTTCACAGTTCCTCGAAACTGGTGCTACCTTCTCACCATATATTCCATTGATCATGACTCCTCTTGTATACGACCCAGATACCTTTACACCAAGAAAAGGTCTCTTAACTCGTTACGCTAAGAAGATGTTGAGACCAGAATACTATGGTAAGGTTTACTTAAATGGTTTGAACACACTCTAACCGATTAAGTTAGCAATTTAATATAAAAGGACCCGAAGCTTAGCTTCGGGTCTTTTTTTCTAATATTTATAAACAAAAAAATTTATGTTCTATGACTCACTTTAATAACACACCTGAGGCTGAGGAGATTTTTCGAGAAAAAAAAGTAGTGAAAAATCCAATTAAATTTAAAGTTAATTTAAACGAGGAACAAAAAGAAGCCAAACAAAAAATATTAGATAATACTATAACATTATTAGCGGGACAAGCCGGATCAGGTAAAACATTATTAGCTTGTCAAGTGGCTTTAGACGGATTATTACGTAAAATATATGAAAAAATAATCATAACACGACCTACGGTATCTAAAGAAGAAATTGGATTTTTACCGGGAGATCTTCGAGAAAAGATGGATCCATGGGTTCAACCAATTTATCAAAATTTATATATTTTATATGATAAAGAAAAAGTAGCTAAATTAATTGAAGAAGGTAAAATAGAAATTGTACCTGTTTCATTTATGAGAGGTAGAACATTTGTTGATTCTTGTGTTATAGTTGATGAAGCTCAAAATGTAACTCATGAGCAGATGGAAATGATTGTTACTCGTTTAGGTTTACGTTCTAAAATGATTGTATGTGGGGATACCCACCAAATAGACCTTAAAAAGAAAGGTGATTCTGGGTTTAAATTTTTGTATACTGCCTCTAAGAAAATTAAAAATTTAGAAGCTTTAACACTTACTTCAAACCATAGAAATGAAATTGTTGAAGATCTAAGAGATTATTATGCTGAAAATTTGATTAGTCCTTAATATTTATTATTATGGGCATTAAGGAACATTTTTATCTTAAAAAAAGAATTTAATAAAAATAATGTTTGTTCCTAACAAAATTATTGAAATTACCACATTTGGACCCCAAGGCCCCTCAGGTCCTCCAGGTCCCTCAGGTTCTCAAGGTCCTTCAGGTCCTCCAGGCCCCTCAGGTTCTCAAGGTCCCTCAGGTTCTCAAGGTCCCTCAGGTTCTCAAGGTCCTTCAGGTTCTCAAGGTCCCTCAGGTTCTCAAGGCCCACAAGGCTTACAAGGCCCACAAGGCTTACAAGGCCCCTCAGGTTCTCAAGGCCCACAAGGCTTACAAGGCTTACAAGGCCCTTCAGGTTCTCAAGGCCCACAAGGCTTACAAGGCCCTTCAGGTTCTCAAGGTCCCTCAGGTTCTCAAGGCCCTTCAGGTTCTCAAGGTCCTTCAGGTTCTCAAGGCCCACAAGGCTTACAAGGTCCCCCAGGCCCTGAAGGACCTGGGGGGGTTACAACTTCCTCTTTTAATAACTTCACTCAATCTTACTATACAGATAGTGCGTCATTTGATACTAGAATTAATAATTTTAGTATTGATACTTCTTCATTAGTTACAACTTCTTCCTTTAATACTTTTACCCAAAGTATTCAGTCTGAGGTTAATTCTTTAATTAATAGTACAAGTTCTTTTGTTCAAAATTCTCAAACTAGTTCATTTGTATTAAGTTTTCAAACTAGTTCAATGTTAGAGCCTTATGTTTTAACATCTGTTACTAGTTCAATGTTAGAACCTTATGTGTTAAGTTCTCAAACTAGTTCTTTTATTAAGAGTAGTCAAACTTCTTCTATGGCTGTTTCAAGTAGTGATTTTACAATTACTGCTTCTTATGCTTTAACAGCTTCATATGCTTTAAATAGTGGAGAAAATATAAATACTAGTTCATTTATTACAACTTTATCATTTAACTCTTTTACAAGTTCATATTATACTGATAGTGCTTCGTTTGACACACGAATTAATAATATCACGATTGATACATCATCACTTGTAACTACTTCATCATTTAATACATTTACCTCTTCATATAACACAGGATCATTTACTGGTTCATTTATTGGAAATGGTAGTGGATTAACTAATCTCAATATAAGCACAGGTTCATTTACTACAACTTCCTCTTTTAATAACTTTACTCAATCTTACTATGTAGATAGTGCTTCATTTGACAGCAGAATTGATAATATCAATATAGATACCTCATCACTAGTTACAACTTCTTCTTTCAACACTTTTACAAGCTCATACTATGTAGATAGTGCTTCATTTGACAGCAGAATTGATAATATCAATATAGATACCTCATCACTAGTTACAACTTCTTCTTTCAACA